AACAGATCTTTATGGGATTACGCAGGCTACTGTGACATGTGGAGGCGACACGGTGGGCGACATCATTGAAAGTTTTTTGGACAACTACACCAGAGAAATCAGTGTGTTGCAAAATTCCGACAATCAAATTATTAAACCAGGTAAGACTGATTTGTTTGTTTTGGACAGAGATAACAGTGTGGCAGACATTTTAAAATCCCGCATCAATTACACTGAAAATTCTTCTCTTATAAAAAATTACACAGTGAGTAATTTGGATCCGATAAGAATCAAACAAGGTTATCAAAGAGTAATCAGTGTGCCTAAGGGGACAAAGATTACCACATTTATAGACAACATAGTCAAAGCAAGTAGATTTTACAGAGATCAATTTGAAGGCAATCGCCCCAAAGGACCAGAATTGGTCACACTCAAAATAGAAACACAGTTAAAGGTTGGTGAGGACAATGGCAATGGCAGAGATCAATACACATTCCTTTATATTTTAAGATCACAGAAATACACAGCAGACATAATGGATGGATCAATTGACACAGAAAATTTGTTGAATCCAGTGCGAACATACAATTACATCTACACTGGAGCAAACAAGGATGTGTTGAATTTTGATATTAGGTACCAATTTGCGTATTATCAAGTCACACCATACAAACCCGATCAAGGTGCTGAGTCAACTGATGCACAGAGTGGTGCAGAAGAAGGCAACAACTCAACTGATCAAACCAAGAAGAACACAATAGAACCATACGGCAACGAACCGGTTAATTCTGGTGCAAATGATTTCATACCAGGTGTCAATGACTCCGGAGGACAGATGGCAAACATATTCCAGCAGATCATGATGAATCCTTCCGCTGACTTACTGGTCACAAACATGGAGATATTGGGAGATCCGTATTGGATACCACAAAAGACTGTGAGCAATCAAGCATTTGCAAATTCATTTACGTCATGCGGAAACACAGATACCAGGGGAGCAGTGCAGACAGACGAGAGCCAGGTTATCGTGCAGATGAATTTCAAGACTCCGCAGGATTTGGATGATGACACAGGACTGTTGAAGAATCTACAGGATGTGCAAGGTTTCACAGGATTCTACAGAGTGTACATCTGTGAGCACAGATTTGAGGGTGGTGTGTACACAACAAATTTACAGATGGTCAGAGTTAAAAACCAAAAAAAAGTTGAAAGAACAGATTCTAATTTAACTAATGATACAATCATCAAGGAAAAAAATATTCCAGGAGATGGAGAAAAATATGGATTTGGCAATTACACAGGATACAACAATGCAGTGGTTCCTGAAGGAATGGATGGTGTGATAACAGCTGACGACGGATTCATAGGCATCACAGACATGACCAATGTATCTTCTGACAATGTAAACAAAATGGCGGTCAATGAAAAATTGCCCGTACCTATCATAGAAATAGAACTTGCTGATGGTTCAAAGTCGAGTACATTCGGAAAATCAACCAATGTTGATTTGACCAAATATGAAGGCAAAAATCAATACAGTAGATTACTCGAGAATTTAGGCACCTCGGAAGAGGCAAGTCAAAACGCGGCTGATAGAGGATACATCTTAGGTGGATTGTAATGGCAGTCAATAGAAGAACTTCAATCGCAGACATACAAAATAGGATCAAAACACATCCTGGGCCCTATGTGGCATATGTGAAAAGTGCCACCGACGTCAACAGGATGGGCAGGCTGGCGGTGCACATTCCGGAACTGCATGGTGAGTACGACGAAGTGTCCAAATCACTTTCCCAGGCAACGATTACTGTGTCATACTGTTCTCCATTCGCAGGCCAAACACCGCTAAGTGAGACCACATCAGGTAGCAGAGAATATGCCAACACACAGAAGTCATACGGCTTTTGGATGGTACCACCGGACATAGACACCAAGGTATTGGTGATGTTTGCCAACGGCGACATCAATTCAGGTTATTGGATAGGTTGTGTGTTTGAGGAATACATGAACCACATGACTCCGGGCGTGGCAGACAGCCAACCCGACAAGTTTGTCGGAAACAGTGACCAAAACGAAAAATATTTTGTAGAAAATGAATTGAAAACTGCTCCAGTGGCGGAAGCACAGAGGCGAGCAGAAACTAATCTTGTCGGTAGGGGAAATTTAGATCCAGACAAGGATGCTGTGTACACAACACGTCCGATCAACCCATATCAAACGGACACATTATTAGCACAGGGACTTGCCAAAGATTCTGTGCGTGGAGGCACAACATCATCCGCAAGGAGAGAAACACCATCACAGGTGTTTGGCATATCCACTCCGGGTCCGATCGATTTCGAAGGACAACAGACTTCACCACGGGAATCCATAAACAGACATGGAAAGATCATGAGCGGCGGTGGACCAAATCCTGGCAACACCATCGCCAAGGTGGCACATTCACGCCTGGGCGGGCATCAGTTTGTGATGGATGATGGTACACCAGCAAAAAAATTAAACAAAACAATTACACAGCCCATACAAGATGAATTGATAAGATTAAGAACCAGAAGCGGTGCACAATTATTGTTACACAATACAGAAGGCTTGGTGTACATCACAAACAATTCTGGCACTGCATGGATCGAGTTCACAGAAGATGGCAAGATTGACATCTATTCAAAAGATTCAGTAAGTGTGCATACTGAAAATGATTTCAATCTCAGGGCAGAAAGAGATCTAAATCTTGAAGCAGGAAGGAATGTCAACGTCAAAGCAACTGGTCAAAACACTGAAGATAATTTTGTTAACAGCGATAAGGAAAAGACCACAGGCAGAGTACACATAGATGCTTCTTCAAACATTGAAATGATCGCAGGATCAAACATCAATCAGAAAGCAGGTGTGGACTACAAGTTATATGCAGGTTCAAATGGTAAAATTGAAGTGGGCACCAACATTGATTTCTTTGCAGGCACTGATTTTCTTGCAAACACAGGCAACGAAATTCACATGAACACATCCGGCAAAGTAACACAAGGACATGTGCCAAGCACAGTGGTGCAGAATCTAACAACATGGAAGAACGCTGGTGTAAATCAAGACTTTAGCATAATGAAAAGAGTGCCGACCACTGAACCTTATGCTGAACATGAAAACAAACGCAAAGACAAAACCACTCCGACGATCACAGATAGGGAACATATTGATGAAAGAGAGATATCATAATGCCAGCTGTCGTTAGAAAGGGTGACACACTGTCAACAGGACACGGATGTACAGCCACAACTGTACTCAACACTCCCTCTCAGGGCACAGTGTACGCGGAAGGCATACTGATAGCCAGAGTTGGTGATCCGACTGTGTCGCACCCGTTTCCACCTGACCCGCCATGTGCGCCACACGTTGCAGTGATCAATGCGGGATCGTCATCGGTGTTTGTTGTGGGAGCGGCGGTTGGTCGCATCGGCGACAGTGCGGATGCCGGAGCAATGACCACAGGTGCATCCACGGTGTTTGCAGGGGGTTAAATATAAAAAATGGCAACAGTAACATACACATCAAAATCTACAATCACCAAGCAAACTGGTGCAAGAAGTCAGATTTTCAAAGGATTTTCCACACAGGGCAGAGAATTCAAAGATCCTAAGTTGTATGACATAGAGTTGGTCAAGCAGGATCTACTCAATCATTTCAACATACGCAAGGGGGAAAAGTTAGAAAATCCAAGTTTCGGCACAGGAATATGGAGTTACATATTTGATCCATTAGATGATCAAACAAGGCAAGCCATCACAGATGATGTGCAGGCAGTGATTGACTATGATCCAAGGGTGCAGTTAGATCAACTTACAGTCGACGAATACGAGCACGGCATTCAAATAACAATAGCAGTGACATACATCAGTTACAACATAGGTGAGCAGATGAATCTACTGTTTGATCAAAATGAAGGACTGTTGACACAATCATCGAACATTTATTCAGTGTCTGGATAGGCGGAATTAAGTGCTTGGTTAATTTTTACTATAAATATCAACAATGGCAGTAGATACAAGACAAAACACATTACTTTCGTCCACAGTATGGCAGAAGATTTACCGAACCTTCAGCGAGACTGACTTCAAAAGTTATGACTTCGACACCATCAGAAGAACACTGATCGATTATCTACAAATAAACTATCCAGAATCATACAATGACTACATTGATTCTTCAGAATTTGTTGCTTTGATTGATTTGATTGCCTATGTCGGACAATCAATTTCATACAGAGTAGATCTTAATGCCAGAGAAAATTTTATTGATCTTGCAGAACGTAAGGAATCTGTGCTGAGATTAGCCAGACTCATTT